GGGGGGGGTAATAACATGAACAGCATAGAACATTTTAATAAAAATCATGATGCACATGGTAGATTTACGTTTGGATCTGGTGGGGGGGGTCTGAGAAGAGAGGATCGAAGAACTAAAAAAGCACTAAAAAAAGAACAAGTTCGTTATACATTGACGGAAAAAGATTTATATAGTTGGTCCAAAGATGACGAAACAATAAAAGAGTATGGTGGGCCAATATATGAACGTGATTTAGATAAATACACTGAAATACAAAGAAAAGTAATAAATAATACTAAAAATAAAAAATTAATAGAAGCACGAAAAAAAGTGCTTAAAGAAAAATATAAAAATAAAAAAAATATAAAAGATGTTATTGCTTATCCGCAAATTAATTATAAACCCCATAGGAATGATCGAAGTAAAGATGTATGGGTCACTAATATTAAAATGGAAAAAATATACAATAAACCATTTCGTGAACTTGCAAAAAAGACTGGGGCTATAGCAACTGCTGGAGTAATTGGTAAATATATAATAGATAAGAAAATTTTAAAATAATATGCCTTATTTATAAGAGGAGGTAACAATCAATGAATAACATAGAACATTTCAATAAAAACCACGATGCTCATGGACGATTCACGTTTGGAAGTGGTATCGGAAGAGCTAAAAGGGAATTAAAAAGAAACCAAGTTCAACTTACTTTAGATAGAGATGAAATAGTAGATAAATATGGATTTGTAGATCCTAAAAAAATGAATAATGCAATGGGTAAAGTTATAAACAACAGTAAAAATAAGAAATTAATAGATGCTTACAAGAAGGCGGTTAAAAGTAAAAATAAAAATATCAGAGATGTATATATGAATATCCATTTCTATGATAAAAAAACAAATAAAAAAAAAGTTGTTTCTAAAATTAAAATCGGTGAAAAAATATATAAAAATCCGTATAAGGAAATCGCAAAAGAAACAGCTAAACTAGCAGGCGCACTTGCAATTATTAATACTATTACTGGTATGGCATATACTGCATCCAGAGCAAGATAATGGCATTATCTAATACTGCAATTCCGATTTATTATGGAGAATTCCGTGATAAAGTTCTTCGTGGCGAGATAGTGGTAAATGAATGGATTTCTATGGAGATGAATCGTATAGATGAACTTATAGCTGATCCAAGATATTACTATGACGATAAAGCAATTGATGGGTATGTCAAATATTGTGAGAATGAATTAACATTAACCGATGGTGGCGATTTAAAGTTATTAGATTCATTCAAACTATGGGCAGAGGCTGCATTATCTTGGTTTTATTTTATTGACCAAAAAGTATTTATCCCTGGTAAACATGGGTCTAGTGGTAGATATGTTGTTAAGAAAAAAAAGAAACGATTAGTCAATAAACAATATTTAATAGTTGCCAGAGGCGCAGCTAAATCTATATATGGTTCAACAATTCAAAGTTTTTTCTTAAATATAGATACTTCTACAACACACCAAATAACCACAGCGCCTACTATGAAACAGGCCGATGAAATACTATCACCAATTAGAACGGCTATTACTAGAGCTAGAGGTCCACTATTTAAATTCTTGACAGATGGTTCTATGCAAAATACCACCGGTAGTGCGATGAACAGACAAAAGCTTGCATCTACTAAAAAAGGTATTGAGAATCTATTAACTGGTTCATTGTTAGAAATAAGGCCAATGTCTATAAATAAACTGCAAGGATTAAGATGCAAGATTGCAACTGTAGACGAGTGGTTGTCTGGAGATATTCGAGAAGACCCAATCGGTGCAATAGAACAGGGTGCATCAAAGATAGATGACTGGTTGATTATAGCTACAAGTTCTGAAGGAACAGTTAGAAACGGTTCTGGTGATAATATCAAAATGGAATTAAAAAGTATACTCCGAGGCGATTATTATGCGCCGCATATATCAATCTGGTATTATTGTTTAGACGATGTAAGAGAAGTTGGTGACCCAGATATGTGGGTTAAGGCTAATCCAAATCTTGGAAAGACAGTATCTTATGAAACGTATCAATTGGATGTTGAAAGAGCTGAGAATAATCCGGCTGCAAGAAATGATATACTAGCAAAAAGATTTGGTATACCGATGGAAGGTTATACATATTTCTTTACATACGAAGAGACATTACCGCATATGCGTAGAGATTATTGGAATATGCCTTGTGCTCTTGGAGCTGACTTATCCCAAGGCGATGACTTCTGTGCATTTACATTCCTATTTCCACTAAGGCAAGATGAATTCGGTATAAAGACTAGAAGTTACATAACAAGTAGAACTTTTGGAAATCTTCCATCTGCTATGGCAGTTAAATATCAAGAATTTATTAATGAAGGAAGCTTGGTTGTATTTGAAGGTACAACATTAGAGATGATGGATGTGTATGATGATCTAGATAAATACATTATAGATTGCGGATATGAAGTAAATTGTTTTGGATATGACCCATATAATGCTCAGGAATTTATAACTAGATGGTGTAATGAAAATGGTAGTTATGGTGTTGAGAAAGTTATACAGGGCAGTAAGACTGAATCAGTACCACTTGGTGAATTAAAGAATCTATCGGAAGATAGACTTCTATTATTTGACCAATCGCTTATGTCGTTTGCAATGGGTAATTGTATAGTTTTGGAAGATACTAATGGTAATCGAAAACTATATAAAAAACGGCACGATCAAAAAATAGATAATGTTGCTGCACTAATGGATGCATATGTTGCATGGAAAAGAAATAAAGAAATGTTTTAGATAAGGAGAAGATATGGCTTTTAGTGAACGTATAAAGCAAGCATGGAATGCATTTACATCAAGGGATCCAACACCAGTTAATTATGGAGTATCCTATGGAATTCGAAACGATAGACCATTTATCATGTCGAATAATAATACTCTTATAAATTCTATATATAATAGAATAGCAACCAGTGCATCGTCTGTAGATATATTGCACGCTAAAATAGATGATAATAATAAATTTTTAGAGGTTATTAATTCTGGAATAAATAATTGTCTATCTCGAAGTGCAAATATAGATCAAACAGGACGACAATTTATAATAGATTCTGTATTAACTTTATTAGATGAAGGGGTTATGTGTTTAGTACCAATAGACAAAAATATAGAAAAAATAAAAGATATAAATGGTATAGACATAATAAAGGAAGATATTGAATCTATAAGAGTTGGACGAATAGTAACCTGGTATCCTAGAAATGTTAAAGTAAATGTGTATAACGATCAAACTGGGATAAAGGAAGATATTGTATTACCAAAAGAATCAGTAGCAATTATTGAAAATCCGTTCTATACGACAATGAATGCTCCAAATTCAACAGCAAAAAGATTAATGCATAAAATGAATTTACTAGACGGATTGGATAACGACGCAAGTTCTGGAAAATTGGATATAATTTTACAGTTACCGTATGTTGTAAAGACTGATGCTAGACGTAAAGAAGCACAAAAACGAATTGCTGAGATTGAGGATCAATTAAGGAATCATAAATATGGAATAGCATATACTGACGGCACTGAGAAAATTGTGCAATTAAATAGACCTATTGAAAATCAATTGCAGAAACAAATCGAATATCTTACGGATCTTTTATTCGGTCAACTCGGCATAAATCCTAAAATATTAGACGGTACGGCAGATGAACAAACGATGCTAAACTTTCATGCGAATATTTTAGAACCAATTTTATTAGCAATAACTGAAGAATTAACTAGAAAATTTATAAAAAATCAAAATGAAAAAATATTATTCATTAGAGATCCATTTAAATTAGTTCCGGTTGAACAAATAGCAGATATTGCAGATAGAATGACTAGAAATGAAATATTATCATCTAATGAAATACGTTCTATAATAGGATTTAGACCTTCGTCGGATCCAAATGCTGACGAATTACGAAATAAAAATATAAATAAAACGGTAAAAGAAAATACCGAAGACCAAATAAAGAAGGAGGAATAAAAATGGCTATAAAATATCCAGATTGGTTGCCTGGTGAACCAGATTTTTCTGGCTGGGCTACTAAAAATGATACTTTATGTAGTGATGGCGTCACAATTAAAGAAAATGCATTTGTTAATCAGAACAGAACTAAAGTTCCGCTTGTATGGCAGCATAAACATGGGGATCCAGTAACTATATTGGGTCATGCTTATTTAGAAAATAGACAAAATGGAGTATATGCATACGCATATTGTAATGGAACTAACTCAGGAGTACAAGCAAAAGAAATAGTACAACATGGTGACGTTGAAAGTTTTTCGATTTTTGCCGATACATTAACTAAAAAGGGAATGAATATAGTACACGGTATAATTCGAGAAGTTAGTTTGGTTTTAGCTGGAGCTAATCCAGGAGCTATGATAGATGTCCCATACATAGAACATCTAGACAGTGAAGAAGTAACGGAGGCTTATATGTATAATGACGAAAAAGAATTGACAATTAGTCATGCGAAGAATACAGATGAAAAGAAAACAGAGATTGATGATGATACTACAGTTGGTGAAATACTATCAACTCTAACTGAACCACAGGCAGTAGCTGTCAGTTATGTAATGAATGAATTGGCACAGTCTGTTGCTGATGAACTAAGTAATATTGATGATGACGACGAAGATGATGACAATACTAACAATAATAAAAAAAATATGGAGGATAATATGAAACATAACCTATTTGAAAACTATGACTCAAGAGAGAACACAATTAGTCATTCTGAGTTTGTTGCAGTTGTAGACAATGCAAGAAAGACCAATAGAAGTTCGCTGGCTAATGCTATGGAGGAGGCATTCGGATCTGATGTGATTGCACATGCTTACCCTACAAATGAAGGCGGTGGAGAGCAGAAGTACGGTATGAGTAATATTGGATATCTATTCCCAGATGCTAGAATGACTGAAGATATGCCAGGATTCATTAAGAGAGATACTGGATGGGTATCAAATTTCATGAATGCAACATATAAGTCTCCATTTAGTAGAATCAAGTCTGTATTTGCAAATATTACAGAAGATGAAGCTAGGGCTAAGGGTTATGTAAAGGGTAAGGAAAAGGTTGAAGAAGTATTTAGCTTACTAAAGAGAGTTACAACACCTTGCACTGTATATAAAAAGCAGAAGCTTGATAGAGATGATATCATTGATATTACATCATTTGATGTTGTTAGACTAATTAAGGAAGAAATGAGAATCATGCTCGATGAGGAAATTGCAAGGGCTGCTCTTGTAGGAGATGGAAGAGTTGCATCGCATGCTGACAAGATTAAGGAAGATTGTATTCGTCCAATTGCAAAGGATGATAACGTATACAATATTCGAGTAGATCTAACTGCAAAGACTGCCGATGATTCAACAAAGAAAGCTCAGAGCTTCATTGACGCAATGATTAGAGCTAGAAAGAACTATAAGGGTTCTGGATCTCCAACGCTATATATTACTGAGGATATGCTCGCAGATCTTCAGCTAATGAGAGATAATACTGGAAGAGATCTATTCACATCAACTGATCAGATTGCTACAAAGCTAAGAGTTAAGGAGATTGTAACAGTTCCTGTATTCGACGGAGTTAAGCTTGATACTGATAAGCCACTAGTTGCTATTATGGTAAATCCATTTGATTACGGAATCGGAACAGATAAGGGCGGTGAAGTTAATGTATTCGATAATTTCGATATTGACTTCAACCAGTATAAGTATCTAATGGAAACAAGATGCTCTGGAGCTCTTAGACTTCCATACTCTGCAATTACTGTAACGATGAAGGTTACAGCTTAATAGGAGAAATTCAAAATGGCGAAATTTTTTGGAAAGATTGGCTTTGCTAACACCGAAGAAACGTCGCCTGGTGTATGGGTAGGTGTGGTGGAACGTCCGTACTATGGCGATATTCTTAGTAGGGGCATGAATGTCATGTCTACAGAACAAGTCAATAAGGACATTTCTATTACTAATAGAATAAGCATCATTGCCGACCCATATGCTTATGAGAACTTTTCGGCTATGCGGTATATCAAGTTTATGAATACCGCATGGTCTATTAATTCGGTGGATGTTCAGTATCCACGACTTATTCTAAACATTGGGGGTTTGTATAATGGAGAGACGTTATGAACTAAATGATGCCTTAAAAAAGGTTCTTGGCTCTAATAATGTATATTTTCAACCTCCCGAAAATATAAAACTAAATTATGATTGTATTATATATAAAAAAGGTAAAGCCAAAAAATTTAGAGCAAATAATAGTATATATATAAATAAAGATTTTTATGAACTTTTAGTTATAAGTAAAAAACCTGACAATCATATAGTAGACGAATTGGAAAAGTCATTTAAATATTGTGAACATCAAACATCTTATACTGCAAATGGTTTGTATCATTCTGTGGTTAATCTATTTTATTAAACTAAATAAGGAGAATATTATAAATGGCAAGTAAAAAAATTGAATGGGATAATACCGGAAAACGATTTTACGAAACTGGTGTTAGAAACGGTGTACTGTATATTCAGAACAACACAGGTGGATATGATAAGGGCGTTGCTTGGAATGGTTTAACATCAATTCAGGAAAAACCGTCTGGAGCAGAAGCAAATGAAAATTATGCGGATGATATTAATTATCTAAATCTATATTCTGCTGAAAAATTTGGAGCTACCATTGAAGCATTCACATACCCTGATGAATTTTCAAAATGCGACGGATCGGCTGAAGTAGAAACTGGAGTATATATCGGACAGCAGAATAGAAGTACATTTGCACTATCAT